GTTGAGGGGTAGTAATGGTAGTTGTACCAATTTTTTGTGATTTGATTTGTTGCATTCTTCTAAATGCTTCTTTTCTTGAATTACTCATAATGTTTAATGTTTAATAGTTTATATACTATAAATATACACAAAAACAAAAAAAGTATCAAGTAGGTTAAATAAATTTTTTTATTTGTTGTTTAGCACCAATTGATAGTCCTCTATAATTTTTCAATAACCAGTTTAAATAATGTTTTGGAACAATAGATAAGTGTTGTCCTTTATATTTTCCAATCATCATTATACAATCACTCATTCTAAATGGTTGGAATACCTTATTGGTAGGTGTATTTAACTCTCTCTCAAATTCTTTTGTGTGTTGCCAGTGTCTTTTGTTATAATTTGCCATAGTTTTTTTTATTTTAATATTAAAAAAAAATAATTAACTATTCAAACTTTTTTTTAACAATCATATATTTATCAACATATAACAGGGGTGTTAACTTACCTGACCTCTAAAAGTGCCGACATCACTATAACAATCTCAAGGTAATGACTTAACAAACTCTATTTTATGGCAATGTCGTCCTACTGACAACCATAATACCGAAATGAACCATTCCACAAATGAAAAGGTATATAGAGGATTATTACTGGTTAAGAGTGAATAAAGAAAAGCTACTTAACTAACAACTTATACAGTGGATATGAATGTATAAGGGAGGGGGTAATAATTAGATTAGGTTGTCAAATAATGAGGGTTCATTAAATAGAGTAGGTATGCCTATTAATGTTATATTCTATCTTCATTATAAGAACAATCTAAATTATACTTTTTACAAAATTGATTATGAATATTTTTACTGGTATCATATCCAATATTAATAAAGAATTGTCTTACCATAATATAATCATCTAATGATATTGTTCCCCTATCACGGAACATATGATTCAAATTAATAGTTTTATTACTTTTCATATTATTAAATATTTTTTTTTACTTACTTGATACTTTTTTTGTTTTTGTGTATATTTATAGTATATAAACTATTAAACATTAAAAATTATGAGTAATTCAAGAAAAGAAGCATTTAAAAGAATGCAACAAATCAAATCACAAAAAATTGGTACTACTACCATTATTACCCCTCAACCAAGAAAAAGAAAGGTTAAACAAGATGAGATGTATGCGGAGATGGTAGATAGGTTTTGGAATGACGTTGAGAACAAGATGATTGACCTTTCAAGATGGAATGGTGAGGGTTCACCTTGGTTATACAGAGAATTAGTTGACTAAAGTCTTCCATATTAAAGTTAACTAATGTGGGGAGGTATAAGGAGCCTCCCCTTTCTTTTGCATCAACTTTTATTATTATTATATTTGTATATGATGTTGGCACGAGAGGGGGAGGTTTTCATTTGATGTTTAATAGTTTCTTTTTAATTTATTCCCTCCCCCTACTCTTTTTTTTTACTCATTTATTCCGTTTATATATGCCAACAAAAAAGACCTTCCTAACGAGGAGGGTCTTTTCTTTTTAATTCATTCTCAATTTGTATTATTCGTTGTTCTAATTTTTGTATCTTTTCTTTTAATGTATTTTTGTTGATATCTTTTTTCTCAATTATTCTTTTTGTATATGACATTTTATTTTATTTAATTCATCGGATTTGGATTGTCTGGTAGATTGTCTCCACATCCATATTTCTTTGGAATATAGATACCGTGAAAATAAGGGTTATTTTTATTTGGCATCATACCATCAACACCAGGATTTAAATACTCAGGGAATTGTTCCTGATTATCTCTCAAGTATTCTCTTGTTCTTTCAGCATAAAACTGAGCTGTGTCTTGAACTGACCCCCTAACATATTTCAAAGAAGTCAAATCAGTTGATGTTGACTCTTCACTTGTTGGTGTTAATACAGCTTTGTTTTTAATCTTATAATTTAATGAGGGGAATGCAAGATACACAGCATAGTTTGCTAATGTTGGTGCAATATAATCATTTAATAGTGTTTGATAATATCCCCCTATTGTATCATTAACAATCTTATCTTTTAATGTATTATAAAAATAAGTTCCAAGGATTTCTTGAATATATATGTCTTGAGCCTGAACTACAAATGGTGTTAGTTCTTGTGGTTCAACGTTGTCGTGTACCGCAGTTAATCTTTTTAATCTTGCTTCTGATATAAATAATACGTTGCTCATTCTTCTATGTTTTGTTCAAAATCTAATGTTGATGGAATTACTTTTATTGATACATTAATTCCCATTCCTCTTAATATCTTTCCAAAGTTTTTATTAATGGTTTTTTGTTTTGGTTCAATAACGGTAGACATATAATGAACATATGCTACCTCCATTTCTTGTGCATTATTTCCTAAACCACTTGACCCCTCAACTGTAAGTCCCACAAGTCTTGGTGAACTGATACGGTGTGCAGATAAGATACGACTTGCAATCCTCGTTTCTAAGACCACATAATAGTCATCGTTAGCACTATCTATGGTTGATATCTGTGGAGCTAATTCTTGACCCTCTGAGAACGTTAAGAAGAGTTTCCCTGCGTTCTGTTCAGATGCAAATGCTTCATTTAAATCTCTATGTAATGTTCTCATCTCATCAGGACTTGGTTCACCATTTGGAAAGTTGATGATGAGACCTGGACTCATTCCATTAGAGATATTAGAATTATGATAAACAGATATTCTACCATCAAGGTTAATATCGTTGACTGCACCGATATAATCAGGTAGAGGATATAAATCAACACCCGGTGAATATTGGTAGCAATAATAGATTTGTGATGCGTTATCACCTCTTGTATTTGTTTTGTCATAGGTTGGATATTCTATTGGTTTGTATTTTCTTGTATTGGCCCAATTTGAACTATAGTAATAGTGTGTAACCTCATCGTCTTCGTTTAACTTTCCACTTCTTACCTTATCAAACGGTAGATGATATATTTCAGCAATCTTATCACCCCCTCTTGACCATATAATATTTAATGAGAACCCCCCATATAATAAAAAGTCATAACTAATTTTTCTGTATATATCATCAATAGTTTCGTCATTTCTATTAACGTATGTATCACCAATCATTTCAATACCTTCTCCTACTAATGCGTCCAATTGTGAATTAACACACGTATTATGTATTGCACTTGACTGATACAATTCAATTAGTTTTTGTGGGTATAAGTTATCTTCTCCATAACTGACCCAATCTTTACCTCTTACTTCTCTGAATACTGGCAAATCAATTGCCGATAGATTAAGTATTTTAATATTTTTCATCCTCTATAATATATAAATTCTGCACCATCTTCTTGTGGTCTGGTGGCTTTATTGACATCATATGATGTATCACTCCAATCATTTATTACTTTACATAACTCAGTCGCTATTGGATTTGTAATAATAAAAAATGAATTTGTTGCTCTAAGTTCTAAAATATAATAACCTGATATATCTTCTTTATTTATTTCACTTGGTAGTGGTTGACCAAATCCATTAATACTATTCTTATCCCAACTAAAACTAACATATTGGTCATTATCATCAACCTTGGTTAGTTTTATATAAAATATACCTCCTTCCCATAAAGGTTGAAAAAGACTAAGTGAATTAGTCAAATACATATTAGAATATTGGTTTCTAAAATACAAGTAATATTCATCTGAATTATAATCTACACTACTACTTCCTTTTCTAAAAACAATATTTTTACTATCATCTGCAAAGTTAAATACCATATTTGCTCTGTTTTTACAACCTTAAATATATTTTATGCATTAATTGGCAAAGAAAAAGGGGAACACTACATTCCCCCATTTCATATATATATAATTCTGAGTTTAGCTAATGCTCAACTCATACATAGGTTGCGGAGACAACCCTGTTACTTCAATAGTGACACCTGAACGGTCACCAAATGCGGTACCTGTTTCACCAGTACTAGCGGTTACTATTGCACCTGAAGTATTTCCCAAAGTCCACATTCTATCATTCGCATCTTTGACGATAACAACAAGTCTCGTGTTTTGACCTAAGATGTTGAGAGTGTTTAATTTCTCACCTTCTAAGGTGTTAACTATAAAACTAAGAACTTGTGTGTAGAAAGCTGTTCCGTTTTCCTCACTAAACGCACCAGTCTCAGTAAGAGACGCAGATTGTCTTGGTTGTTGGAATTCAAACATACCACTACTTGTTAAGTCAGCTACAGATGTAATATTGATTGTACCACCTTGAGCGGTCAATGCTGTTGCAACACCTGTAGTTGCTGTGATAGATATGTCTTCACCTGTTGTTGAGCCAATATAGACCGACTTAACACCACCAAGTGATGAACGACAATCTAAAGTTACTCCTGTATTTAAAACACACGCCATATCTATTATTTTTTAGTTCTTAGTTTATTAGAGTTCAGCTGAGAATAAAGATGGTTCGCTAACAGCAATACCTAATCTCCATCTCATCAAACCTCTCATTTCATCGTTATCTTGTGAGTACCACAATCTGAATTGCTCAAAGTCAGAAGTCAAGTCAGTTCCCATAAACAAAGCTGAAGATGGTCCCATATACTTCTTATTACTTCCTACCAATCCTGATGATGCAACTGCGCGAACCTGTGTACCTGGTACGTAGATTTCAGTTGAACCTGGTTCAATATGGTAGTAATTCTCTTGAGTAATACCTAAAACTAACGCTCTGTAGTTCTGTGGTGACAAGATTAATACCAAGTCGTCCTGTGTGTAAGACTTATCTGGCAACGCTGAATACATAGCCTGTGCAGCTGCAACAGCTGTAGAAGAAGTCCACAAAGTAGCTGTAGCGGCTGATACTGTTCCGTTAGCAACCGTTAAGATATCAGTCAAACCACTGAAAGAACCATCACCGTTGATGATGTAGTTTTCGTTGTAGTTATTTAATTTCTTAACAAAGTGGTCAGCCAACAATTCCTCAAATGGAATAGAAGTACCTCCGTTGTATGCACCTGCAGCCAACTGTTGTGAGAAGAATGTATCTCTCAAAGTTTGAACACACTGAACAACATTTACCTTGTTATTTTTTAATGTCATCGGAACGACAGATACCGTAGTATCACCTGTAGCATTCCAACCACAATCTGCTCCGTCTTGAACGACAAAGTCAGTATCTAAAAGTGGGATATCAACTGAATTCCCCTGAAGTCCAACACGGACATTCATAAATTGAGCTAAGTTGGTTTCTAAGATTGACTTAGAAATTAGACCAAATGACTCCTGGTCTATATAACCTGAAATAGCTGTAACATCAAATCCTGTAGCCATAATTATTATTTTTTATTTTATTATTTATTTTTTCCAAAAGATTGTTTTCTCATTTCCAAAATGGTAGCCATTCTAGTATCTTGAATACTTTGTTCAGCTTTATTTAAAGCGTTCAAGTTATTCTTAATTCTTTCAGTAGCTGGTCCATCTTTGAACTCAGAGAACTCACCCTTGATTGTATTTATTTGGTTTTGTAAGTCATCAAACTTTGGAGAGAGTGCTCCAACAATTTTATTGATAACATCATCTGAGAATTGTTCAGACTCTTCTACAACAACCTCTTCTTCTGCTGGTTCTTCAATACTTACTATGATACCTTCAGCGTCAACACCGATTATAACACCCTCTGAGGTTTCGTGTAACCCCTCAGGAGCTGGTATATCCCCCTCATCTGTTACAACGAATAATTGTTTTCCAACCTCAAATTCGCCTTCGGTCTTAACGACTGTGCCATCAACAAGTGTAGTTTCAGCAAGTTTAACCTCTTCAGTGTCTGTTTCAGTTTCAAGGGCTACTTCCTCATTCGTATCCTCTACTCCTAACATAACTCTGATTTTGTAAAGTGCTTCTTGTGCAGTCATATTATTTAAATTTATTGTGTTTATTTGATTTCAAATATAAAATCCTTATTTTTCGTCAGATTTCTTTGTTTCTTTATATAATCTGACCAGTGTATATGCTATTGATATTAATAATAGTGTGATTTTTAATACAAACTCAACGTTCATAAAAGATATTGTAATGGCTCCCGTATTTAATAAAATTACTTTGTCCGTTATTAATTGTTTCATTTTACTTTTTTTAAAATGTCTTTTATATCATTTAATGTTTTTTCAGGGTCTATTGGTTTGAGTTTCTGTATAAATCCACCTGCGAGGCTAAAACCTTTAAGTTCTCCTGATTTGATACGTTCCCAAGTAGCATCATCGTTAATTTTATATGTAACATACCAAGTACCCTCTGGTAGTGCAAATCCGTATTTGTAACTTTTGTCATGCTTTATACTTTCACTTATCCAACTTTCAATCAACGTATTATCGTTGGTGATATTCTCATCGTGATTGATATCGGTATTATTATGTTTGTTCATCTTAAAGAACTTCTCAGCCATCTTTCTAATGGTCTTCTTTGTAAAATAAATATAAAAAGGTTCTCCCCCCTCATCTCTACGTAATATCATCTTATTCGGTATCATAACGGGTCCTGTAACCAATCTCTTATCTTCATCCAAATTAAATGAAAAGTTTCTCTTTTTGAGGTATGCATTATTTTTTGTTGAACCTTGAGGTGATGGTTGTCTTTGGTTATTAGACTTCATTGCCTTCTGTTCTTTGGTGTTATCGGCTCTATTTGATGCAATAATAACCTTGTTACCTGTATCTCCTTTAAACACCTCCAATTTGGTCCAATAATGAACACAGTTCGGTCCTCCTTTCCATTCTAATTTAGAATATGATGAATTACCTCTTGGACCAAAACTACTATTTAATGAAGCCATTTTATTCACCTCATCGGTTGTGAATATCTTACCTCTGTCAGCCAGTCTTAACATAGCCTTACAAAAATCTCTTTGTGCCTTTGGTCCTGAATATCTCCAATATGTTTCAGGTTTTTCTTCTTTCTTAATGGATAATCTTTTTAATATATCTAATGACCTGATTGCTGTAATAACATCACCAATCCCTGCAAACGTGTTTAAGGTCATATCTATGTACAAGTCATCCTTTCCTATATAATAACCGTTGTTATCGTCCTCAGCGAACTGTAAAGCGGTCTCTTGTTCTTCTTTGGATAAGATATGTGACTCACAATCACCTTCACAACTCATTCTAATCTCTTCCAATTTATTCTGAGCCCATCTGATACCTGAGTCACCACCCCATGCATCCCACATCAATTTTCCACATCCTTCAGAATAGGGGGTATCACTATTTTGTCTGTGTCTTTCAAACGCAGCCATTCTTGAAATTGTGTCTTCACTAATGTTTTCCCCCTTACATAACTGATGAGCTCTTTGTTTTCCAACATCAGTTCCACAATCACCCCATCCATTCTTTTCAGCCCATTCAATCGCCCTACACGCATTAGTTCTTGCACCTTCGGGATAATCATTATATGTCTCCAATTTAACCTCTTCACCTTTCCAATATGAATAACATACCGCAACCCTTTGTTCTTCATCGGGGAACTCATCTTTTAATTTACTCATACATCTACCAATAAATTCATCTTCTGTTTCTCCACCTCTTGGTTCCACAAATTGTTCTTCACTAAAATACATAAAATCTGTTTGGATAGCCGGAGCATCCACAAGGGAAACTATATCTACTCCGGTATCTTCAAATAACTCGTCATCAAGTTGTTCGTCATCAATATCTAATTCTACTATTCTATCTATCTTTTCGTCAATCATAATCTTGAAAGGTTTTCTATTTGTTGATTAGCCTGTTGTGCATCTGTGACTTCAGTAGCGACAACATACGCTCTAATTGGTTGTTCTCTTGCATCTCGTCCTCCACCTAATTGTATATCTTCACCTTGTGTTGTTGTTGGCAATTGGAACTGTGGTGTAGACCCTGCGGATATACTTGGTGGTGGTGGTCCATCTTGTGGTGTATTACCTTTTGATTTTTTTAATTTTGCTATACTAGTAGCTGCGATTGTAGCTAAAGCAATTCCCGTTCTTATATTAGTTGCTGCGTTAGCCGGTACTAAATAAGCGGGACCAGCGGGACCTAATGTTGCTGCGTATGCTGCGTTTGTGGCTTTTTCTCTTACTGCATTAACAATAACTTCAGCCGCTGCGACAGCTTGGTCAACAAGAAATAATGCGTTTTGTATCTTTTCGTTTTCACCAGCCAATTGTGATATTGCAGCTATACCACCCCTAAACGCCGCAAGTTTCGCATCTTGTAATGATTGTTCAGCTGCAAGTATATTTTGTGATACCTCTTTTTCTCTTGCTTCTCTTTCTTTGTTTTCTTGTTCTTGTTCAGCGGCTCTTTGGTCAGCGTATTCTTTACGGGTCTTATTTCTTTGTTCTTCAAATAACCTTTGAGCTTCTAGTATTTGTTCCTCTGATGCTTTTTGTAGTCTTAATTCTCTTATGGTTGCTTCCTCGGCTATTCTTAAACCTTCAATTGCAGCTTCCTCTTCATTTTCTACATTCTCAAGTCTAAGAGCATCTAATGTATCATTTATAGATTGTTTTCTATCTACCTCCTCTTGGTCTAACTCTCTTCTTAACTGTGCTGACTCCAAATATACAATAGATGCTTCTTGTTCCCTTGCGATACGTTCGGCTGTAGCCGTTGCAAGTTCAGCTTCTAATTCTCTACGGTCTTCATCATTTTTTGTTAAAGCTAACTTTTGTTTCAGAAGTTTTTCAGTTTCTTGTGCTTCCAATAAAGCGTTTTCAACTAACTTTTCATTAGCTGATATAACATTCTCAAGTGCTTCACTTCTTTCATCGTATGCTCTTGTTGTATCTTCACTAATCTTCTTCTGTTCTTCTAAGTCTTTGGTGAGTTGTGCATTCTGTACTAACAATTCATTCTGTAAAGCTGCAAATCTATTGTTTGCATCAACCAAATTGTTTGTATCCTGAATTACTTTATTGATTTCATCACCTACCCCCTCAAATGCTTCAGTGGTTGCATTTACAACACTTGTAACACCTTCTACCACATCTTCTAATCCTGATGCTTCATATGCTATTTTTGTAAACGCATTACCCGCAGCTTCAGCGGCTCCACTAAAGTCACCCTCAAATAATTTCTTGAATGCTTCACCTACAAATCCTAATCCATCTACTAGTGCAGTAAACCTGTCTTGTATATTCTGTTTTATGAGATTACCGAAGTTTTTAAGGGACTCTACAGGGTTTGTAAATAAGTTTGATAGTATCTCACCTATTGGTTGTAATAAGATTAATATACGGTCAAATATGACCCCTAACGCAGCTGTGGCACCTTGTAGTATCTTTGCTCCCGCATCAGTCTTTTTAAACCATTCTACCAACTGAGCAAACGCTGTCAATAACAGTCCAATACCTGTCGCTGCGATTGCACCTTTGAGTGCTCCAAATGCAGCTTTACCTTTTTTACCTAATGATGTTAAGAACCCCCCACCTTTCTTAGATGCCTTACCTGTTTCTTCTATTTCATCGTTAACATCTTTCTGTTCTTTCGCAACACTCTTAAGTGCGTCACTCAATTCGTTGAGGTCTGTAATATACCCGTCTACCCCTTGAACTTTAAAAAATATATCAACTTCTTGTTGTGCCATAACCTTAAATATAATTTTTACCTATTTAGTAATTTGATGAGGTCTACCTTCACTGAAGCTTTCTCACCTAAGGGGACATCATAAATTTTTTCAACGTAGTAATACGTATCCTTAACAAATATCACATCATCAAAACTGAAGTCTATCAAATCCTGTGCATTCAATACAAAGTATGCTGTAACACGTCTAGCCCATTTGTCATATAAAGAATTTATATATGAAGACCAATATGCCGTATAAACTGAAGCACCCTTATCTGTATCTTGTAATCCAAATTTGATATATCCATCTTCTCTTTGCCAGTTTAAGTCAAGTGTTGATGGTTGTATTGGAAAATCCTCATATGGACTAACCATCGGATAATTTGTAAATCCTGATGCAACCCCCAAATCATTTTCCATATACCAATCATCATTTCTTGCGGGTATTGTACCAGTATTTTTTATACCATTATAATACAATAAATGTTTATTACCAACCACTGGTTCGTGTAATACACCAGTATCTTCTGCACTATGTGTATGTAATTGAGGTATGATTGTATTATCCATACCATTTGTATCCTCTTTTGCCCCCTCTATTTGCATTACAGGTACAGGTATAAGATTGGTCTCAATTGTTCTTTCACCATTCAATAATTCATTATTACTGATAACTCGTAATGTACCAAATGGTTCTTCATATTGGTCTTGATATAATGTATTAAGATAATCACCACCCTCACTATCTCTATATTCTATTTTAGAAACTTGTGTATAAAATAGGGGACTAATTTTAAAGTCTTTTGAGACATCCAATTTATCTGTCCAATCAAACTCATCACCTGATGCAATATATGTTGCCCAAGGTTCTATAATAAAGTTAGAAGAGTTATTTTTGTCAGGTGCAACAACCAATCTGAATTTGGTAATGATATCTCTAACAAAATCTATCTTTTTATAATCATTTGAAAGTAATGGTGCAATTGCTATTTGACCAGGTGCGTCAAGTACTTCTAATTGTCCATCATAATATAAAGAATTAGTAAAACTTGAGGTAAATCTTGTATATATTTCAGCATTAGCTGGTAAACTAACAGAAAAAGTATCAGATAATATTACAATCATTTCACCTTCGGGACCTTGAGGCTCAAATGTATCACTAACATTATCTAATTCTGTCGTTGAACCTAAATAATATCTCATTAATCTAAGTGTTACACTTTCAGGTGTTGGTGAAAATCCATCAGCATAAAAATTGTATTTAAATGTATAAGTACCAGCTTGAGGTACAATATATCTTTCACCATCAAAATTATTGCTAGGGTCTAATAATATATTATCTAATATAATATCTTCACCAGTACTAACACCATATCCTTCAGCTAAACCTGTATTTGATAAAGCTTCATTTGTTATGCTAGCTTCATTACCAAAAGCTGATAGATACATTTGATTAAATGTTGAACCTGTATTGATAAAATTAGATGTATATGTAAAACCTGCCTCATTAAAGATTGCATCCCATACAGCTTTAGCTCTAATCATAGGTTTAAATCTCTCCCTTTCTAACTTATTTGAACTATTGGTAAATGGTTTTGAATGTGATGGGTGAGACGTTCTTATCTCCCCCTCAATAGGGTCACCATCTTCATCATAAGTGTTTCCGTGGTCAATAAGGGGATAGATTACATCACCATTCAATAATCCATCAGTTGCCGCACCTTCGGGATATGCCTGCCAACTATCAACAACATTTTGCGATGTTAGGTCGTGGTCATAAGCAGATAAGTCTAACTCATTCAGAGTACCTTCACCAATAGAAGTTGCAAGAGAACGTACCGAACCAAAAAAGATGCATTCATAATCTATTCTTTCATTCTCTCTTGTAATGTAGATATTGTTTAACCTTAATTCACCCTGTCTAAATAATGCACCATCAATCATAAGTTGAGCGGGTATCTTAACCGTTACATCAAAGTCTTGACCATTAATATCAAAAGCCGTCTCAAAGAATTGAGAATTATTTGATGTTGCAGGTACTCTAAATGTTCTGGTAAATTCAGAACGTGTTGAAGTATCAGTTATATCCTCAATTGCAAAGTTTAACTTTGGTGGGTCAAACTCATATAAGTCCAAGTATACATCACCAACTCTTATTTGTACCATTATCCTCTTTGTGAATTGATTTTATGTGACATTCTAAACCTAACTGTGTTTTGGAATAATTTGTCTTTTCTAAATGTTCTTTCTGTCCACTGGTTATCTTCAAGTATTACTGAATACCATTCACTCTCCCCCTCAAATCTAACTTTAACATCAGGACTTAAATAAAGGTTTTTAAGGAACTCTGCCTCCAAATCTGATAGATAACCTGTATTGATTGTATATCTTTCTTCTAAGGACTGTGAGAACGTCTTCTCCCCCCTATCATAAGTGTTTACATCATAGTCTTGAGATGACCAAGTTCCCTCAAGTTGTTCATACGTATTTCTTGTGATATTAACATTATAATCTTTTCTCTTTCTAAATGTAAAGTAGTCTCTTACACCTAATGAATTTAACCAACTTACATCAACAATATCAAAGTCATTACATTCCCCTTCCTCAACATCAAATCTATATACGTGATTAACGGGTTGAGACCAATATGGTAGACTAGCATCAAGACATCCTGAGTCATTAAGTGTAAATGTTCCAACAAACCAGTGTGTAGCATTACTTGTATCACCGGTATACATATTATGACCACACTGAACAGATATTACATCGTAGGGGTATACATTATATGATGTTCCTGATATATCTGTATTTGGTCCCCCTCCATTTGATATAATATTCTCAATATAAAAATCATCCAATTGAGAAGTACCACTCATAATGGTTATTCTAAATGCTTTAATCGTTCTACGAGTATCATCAATTGTCCCGAATATTGGATTTGTTATTCTATTGAGATAACTTATAGTTCTTTGGTGGTTCAAGTCAGTTGGAACTTTTTGTGTATATATTCTTTTACCTTGTGCCCACGTTGGTGTTTCACTACTAGTATCTGTTGTATAATCACCTGTCCAATCGGTTAATGCAAACTTTGGTGATACAGCTGCAGGACATCCCAATATTTCTGTTATTATTGGAATATGATTAACAACCCCTGCATTCCAATTTAAGTCATAAAACTCTTTTCTACCCCCTATTACACAATAAGAACCAGTTGAACCTGTTGCCCATTCATCTCTGTCAAATACTCCATTTATTTCGTGTCCTACCTCACCAACAAATCTAAATGTTTCGTATCTACCGTCAGTAATACCTGTGATAGATTGTAACTCAGGATTTGGAGTTGTATAATTTTTTAATATATTCTGTAAGTCAAAATGTGCTGTCGCTGAGGGGTTCTCAAATTGTCTTAATGTTGCAACCTGTGTACCACCAGTCGTTCCTGAGAATATATTCAGTCCAAACTTAACTTGGTCTGTTGCACCCCCCGTATCTTCAAGCGTGAATATATTCTTACCAAACGATAAGTTAAAATCACTTGGTGTATTTCTTAATTGTGCATTTGGAGTTGGTCCCGCCATTATTCATATGGTTTTTCTAATATATTTATTATTGCTTCTGTAATCTCTTCAGGATAGAACCTACGTGCATCAATACCAGCGACATATTTTGAGTCAGTCCTTGAACCAAACTTATATCCCACTTCTTCACCAAATGCTTCAGCAACATCGGGGGTTAATCCAAATGCACCTTTACGTTTTCTTCCATCAACACCGAAAGAGAGAAAGTAACCATAGACCAACATAGAGACTTTAATTGAGTCTTCACCTGCAGTCACACTCATAGATTGTCTTAAGTTCCCTGTACGGTTCTTAAAATCCCCTCTTTGGAGTTGTGATTGTAACTCTGCAGCAATCTTTACTAGTTCACGGGGTATCGTCTTTTCTGTATAATCCGTGACCTCTAATATCTCATTTACTAAGTCTTCTATGTTGTCCGTTACTGGCATTACTTTTCTTCTTCTTTGTCTTTACCTATCCAAGACCAAACAAAACCTGTGATTGTGATTATAGCTCCAACAACCTCAGATAAGATTGCTTCGTCTATGATACCTGATGTTACAAGGTATCCCCCTACAAATGTTAATATGTGTCTTAATAGACCTTGAATTTTTTCGTTCATAATTTTTAATATTAATTTTTTCATTTATACTATTCTAATTCTTACTGCTCCGTTATCGTGATATAATTGACCTAATTGGACTCCACCAGCAGCCGCAGCAGTATCTCCACTAAAGTTTAATGAAGCGTAATTTGTAATTCTGACATTTGGCATAACTACTTCGTTATCCTGTAATGTAGATTGACTTGAACCACCTAAAATAACACAATTAGTATTAGATATAGTATTATTCGTTCCACCAAGAAGAGCATTATGATTTCCTGCGGTTATTCTTTGATAAGCTCCTCCCTGAATAAAATTATAAAAACCACTACTTGATAGATTAGATGTAAATTGTGTCCCTATCATAGCATTACCATAACCACCACCTGATATAGTTCCCATACCGATTAAGGTATTATAAGAACCATTTGTTATTTGACCTTGAAGTGTTCCAATTAAGATATTAGTGCCTGTCGTATTAGTAGATGATATTTTAG